TTTCAAGTATCACCAGGCGTACAGGTCAAGGAAGTTGACCTTACAAATGTTGTGCCCGCAGTATCATCTACAGTAGGTGCGTACGCTGGTTCATTTCAATGGGGCCCTGTTGATGAAGTAGTAACAGTTTCAGACTCAAACGGTTTAATAGAATCTTTCTTCACACCTGCTAACACAGATGCTGGTGCAGAAGATTTCTATACTGCTGAGTCATTTCTGAAATATGGTTCATCACTAAGAGTAGTTAGGATTAATACCACAGGTATGTCTAACGCAAACGCTGCCAATGCGGCAAGTAAACTTCTGAAAGGTTCAGAAGACTATGCATCAACATATGAAGGTGGTGCAGGCGGTGTTGGTTCATTTATTGCTAGGTGCCCAGGCGCTTTAGGTAATAATATAGACGTACACGTATGTGCAACAAGTGACGCATATTTCAAAGGTTCTGCATCATTAGTCAATGACACTGATGGCGCTGACGTAGGTGACACTACAGTAACCGTAGATACTGGGACTAATTTCCTAGTAAGAGACATTATTACTTTCTCAGGTCACGCAACACAATACCGAGTTACTGCAATCAACGGAGCAGTTCTAACTATCGAATCAATCGGACAACCAGTTAAAGGTGGTCTAACAGTTGCAGTCGCAGACGATGTTGCAATCGATAGATATTGGGAACACTACGCTTTATTTGATAAAGCACCAGGCTCATCAAGTGCTGCCGTTAACGGTGGTATTGCAAATGATGAGATGCACGTAGTTGTTGTCGACAGAACAGGCGTAATCACAGGAACACCACAGACAGTATTAGAAACATACGGTTTCGTGTCTAAGTGTTCAGATGCTAAAGATTCAGGCGGTCAATTAAACTACTACAGAAACGTAATCTCACAAAAATCAGATTGGATTTGGTGGTCAGGTCACGGAACTTCACACGCAGCTGCAAGTACACACTACACTATTGCAGATATTGCTGGTGGTTCTGCTTTCCCAACACCTGCTTTACCAGTAAAATCAGTTCTTTCAAACGGAAGTGATGGTAATTTACCTACTGCAGGACAGAAGAGTGCTGCTTACACTGATAACTTCAGTGATGCAGATTCAGTAGACGTTTCATTCATGATAGTGGGTTCAACAAGAACACAAGGTGCAGATTCAGTTGCAGACCATAACACAATCGTCAATCAGTTAATTCTTGATTGTGAATTAAGAAAAGATTGTATGGTTATTGCATCACCTAGAAGAACTTCAGTAGTTAACGTTTCTTCAGAATCATTACAAACAACTAACGTTCTTGCTGATTTCGCTTCAGTAACATCTTCATCATATGCTTCATTCGACAGTGGATGGGTATACCAGTATGATAGATTCAACGACAGATATGTATGGGTGCCAGGCAACGGACATACAACAGGTATTATGGTAAGGTCAGACTTACTAAGAGACCCATGGTTCTCACCTGCTGGATTCTCAAGAGGTCAATACTTAGGTATTACTAAACTTGCTTACAACCCTAAAAAGGCATCTAGAGATGACCTTTATAGACAAAGAGTTAACCCGATTGTAACTTTTGCTGGTCAAGGAACCGTATTATTCGGTGACAAAACTGCTTTAAGTTCACCTTCCGCATTCGATAGAATCAACGTAAGAAGATTGTTTATCGTATTGGAAAAGGCAATCGCAATTGCTGCTAAGTCTCAGTTGTTCGAATTCAACGATGCATTTACACGTGCTCAGTTTAGGGCTGCGGTAGAACCATTCTTAAGAGACGTTAAAAATAGACGTGGTCTAACAGACTTCTCAGTAGTTTGTGACGAATCAAATAACACAGACACAGTAATTGACAGAAATGAATTTGTATGTTCTATATTTGTCAAACCTGCTAGGTCGATTAACTTTATTACTCTCAACTTTGTTGCTGCCAGAAGTGGTGTCGACTTTGAAGAGATTTACAGTGCAGTTTAATAGGAGTATATAAATGGCAACAATAGACCAATTTAAAGCAAACCTAATCGGCGGTGGCCCAAGAGCTAACCGATTTAGAGTGTTTGTACCTCGTGCTGGTCAGAGATTAGAATTCTTATGTACCGCAACTAAGATACCTGAGAGTACAATTAATACTATTAGTGTACCTTTCAGAGGTCAACAACTGAAACTTGCTGGTGATAGAACATTCGCTGACTGGTCAATTACGGTTATCAATGACCTAGACTTTTCAACAAGAACTGCTCTCGAAGCATGGTCAAATGACATTGCATCTTTATCAACAACAGAAGCTGCAACTGATACAGACTACTTGCTATCACGTGCATTTGTAGAACAATTACACAAAGATGACTCCGTCCTTGCGAGATATGAATTCTTCAACATGTTCCCAACATCAATCGGTGAGATTGCGCTATCAAGTGCAGAAGCATCTGAAGTTGAGACATTTGAGGTAGGATTCACTTATTCTCACTGGGAAAGAGTTCTTTAATAGAACAGTGAAAAACTACCACATATTGGTGGTATAAATATTAGTATGGATATATTTGGGTTTGAAATTACTCGTAAGAAAGACGAGTTAAGAGTCAAAGAGGCACCAAACGCTAAGTCGTTTGTACCTTCTCTAGAGGATGACGGTACCCCCGTCATTCAACAACAGAGTGGGTTCATTTCAGGCGGAGCTTATGGTGCTTATGTTGACATGGAAGGCGGCATTAAGAATGAGGCAGAACTCATTCGAAGATATCGTGAAACATCTTTGGTGCCAGAATGTGATTCTGCAATCGAAGATATTATTAATGAGTGTATCACGTCTGATAGTTCAGATAGAATCGTGACGCTCGACCTCAGAGATGTGAAACTCTCTGATAGCATCAAGAAAAAGGTGCAAGACGAGTTTAGTCACATCTTATCTCTAATGAAGTTCAATCAGAACTCTCATGAATTATTCAGAAAATGGTACGTAGATGGAAGAATATACTTCCATAAAGTCGTTGATAGCAAGAGACCCAAACTTGGTATCGTTGACGTAAGAAATGTTGACCCTCTTAAAATTAAGAAGGTTAGAAACATAGAAAAAGAAAAGGACAAGAAGACAGGAATAGACCAAGTCAAGAAAATTGAGGAGTTCTATGTCTTCAACGATAAGGGTTTTGATAAATCCTCATCACAAGAAGGACATGTTGTAAAGATTGCACCTGAAGCAGTGACATACACTACTTCGGGATTATTAGATTACACTAAGAATGTTGTAATCGGTTATTTGCATAAAGCATTGAAGACTGCAAATCAGTTATCAATGATGGAGGATGCACTTGTTATATACCGTATATCAAGGGCTCCCGAGAGAAGAATATTCTACATTGACGTAGGTAACCTTCCTAAAGCAAAAGCAGAACAGTATTTGTCTGAGGTAATGAACAAGTATAAAAATAAACTTGTTTATAATGCAGACACTGGTGAAATCAAAGATGACAGAAAACATATGAGTATGTTGGAGGATTTTTGGTTACCAAGAAGAGAGGGTGGAAGAGGAACAGAAATTAGTACACTTCCTGGCGGTCAGAACCTTGCTGACATAGATGATATAGAATACTTCAAGAAGAAACTATATCAGTCACTAAACGTACCGTCAACTAGAATGGAAGCAGATAACGGATTCAATATGGGTCGTGCTTCAGAAATTTCTAGAGATGAACTTAAGTTTAATAAGTTTACAAACAGATTGCAGAAGAAATTTGCTAGAGTGTTTGTAGATATGTTGAGAACTCAATTAGTTCTCAAAGAAATAATGACAGTGGAAGAGTTCGATAAGAACAGAGACTTTCTACAATTTGATTTTGCAACGGACAACCACTTTACAGAGTTGAAAGATGCAGAGATTATAAGAGAAAGACTTGATACACTAAGTCAGGCTTCAGAGTATGTTGGTAAGTATTACTCAGACGAATATGTCAGAAAGTATATACTAAGACAAACTGAAGAAGATATAAAGGTCATTGATGCTCAAATCAAATCCGAAGGTGGAAGTGATGACGGCGGAGATGATGAAGATAATTTTGGAGGCTTTTAATAAATGAGCGAAATAGCGAAAACAATCGTAGACCAAATACAAGATGGTCAGTTACAGGATGCAAAGGATTCTATCAATGATGGAATCAAACAAAAAGCTGCAGAAGTTGTGGACATGAAACGTGTAGAGATGCAAGTTGATTGGATGTCACAACCACAGGAAGGTTAGTATGAAAACCTTTTCATCAATCTCTAGCGAGTTGAGGGAAGCGAAGTACACCATTCCTGCTGGATTCTTTCCTATGAGAAGGAATACATTGAGATTTTGTGGAGAGTCAGTTGATGTGGCATTTGTTGTCAGAAAAGGACTCACACATATAGTTTTAAACGGCAACGTCTTAGAGGAGTCCTACGAAGACCTCAAGGTGGCTGAGAGAGAATTTAAACTTATCCGACATATGATGGAAGAGATGGTGAAAGAGGATATACCTTTTGGAGAAATTATAAATGAAATTAATATCAGAGTTTAATGATTACAGTGTAACCCCTGTTATTATAGAACAGAACGAGAAGGGTGAGAAAGAATACTTTATTGAAGGTATTTTTATGCAATCTGAAATCAAAAACAGAAATGGTAGAGTATATCCTAAAGAGGTAATGGAAAAAGAAGTTAACCGTTACGTTAAGGAATTTGTTGAAAAGGATAGGGCATTCGGTGAGTTAGGACATCCCGAAGGGCCAACAATTAATTTAGATAAAGTGTCACACATGATTACATCTTTAGAAGAAGATGGAAATAATTACGTGGGACGTGCAAAGATTTTAAGTACACCAAACGGTCAGATAGTAAGAAGTCTTATCAGTGACGGTGCTAAGTTGGGTGTTTCATCAAGAGGTTTGGGTTCGCTCGAACAGAGGGGTGGCGCTCAATACGTAAAAGACGATTTCCAACTTGCAACGGCAGGTGATATCGTTGCAGACCCATCCGCTCCCGAAGCTTTCGTTGAAGGTATTTATGAAGGGAGAGAATGGGTAATGGAGAATGGTATATTGAAGGCGGTAGATATGGAAAGGATGCAAAATGAGTTAAAGACTGCATCCCTAAATAATCTTGAAGAAACCAAACTTAATCTATGGAAAAAGTTTGTTAAAAACCTATAATATATAAATAAAAAAGTAAACTCAAACAGGAGATAAACATGGCAGAGTTAGAAAATAACCTAGAAACAGTATTAGAGGCAGGTCAGCCTGACGCTAAAGCTGAGAAGGGAGATTCAAAACCAGTCAAACAAGGTTCATCTGATGCTGAGACTATTGGTCAAGGCAAAGTTGAAGTCGTTAAACCTGAAGAAAATCCTGTTGACAAAGCAGTTGACTCAGTAAAGAAGGCAGAAAATGTTAAGGCAGTCAGTGGTGACGCCCCACAAAAGAATGCTAGTAAATCTGAAAGTCAACCTAAATTGCAAAAAGTTAAAGAAGAAGAAGAGTCAGAAGAGTCTACTCCTTCTAAAATGGAATCAATAAAAGCTATCGTCAACACTATGAAGGAAATGACAAAGGAAGAACTTCAATCAGTCTGTAGTGGATTGACAGAAGAAGAAGTTGACGAAAGTTTGACAAAAGCAGAACAAGCAAGAAAGATTGTTGATACTTTAAAAGGTATGGACGAAGAGTCGGTCGCTGAAATGTATGGCAAGATGAAGAAAGAAAAAGTAGAAGAAGAAGTCGCTGAAACAAATGTTGAAGTTGATGAAGAAGTTTCTGCTGAACTAGAGTCTTCACTCGTTGAAATTGAAATAGATGACGACCTATCCGCAATTTCAGAAGCGCTAGAACTTTCTGAAGAAAATGCTGAAAAGGCAAAGACTATCTTTAAGGCTGCTGTAACTTCAAAAGTTGCAGAAATTAAAGAATCACTTGAGTCACAGTACTCAGAAGAATTACAAACCACAGTAGAAAAAGTTAAAGGTGACCTTGCGGAATCCGTAGACAAGTATCTAACATATGTTGCAGAAGAGTGGACGAAAGAAAATGAACTTGCAATTGAACGTGGTTTGAGGTCGGAAATGACTGAAAACTTTATTGAAGGTATGAAAACATTGTTCGTAGAACATTATGTTGACGTTCCTGAAGATAAGTATGATGTTATTGATGAACTCGCAAATCGTCTCGATGAGATGGAACAAAAACTTGACGGTGAAGTAAATAGAAATATGGATGTCACTGAAGAGTTGGATACACTCAAAAGAGCAAACGTGATAAGAGAGGCCTGCGAAGACCTATCCGAATCACAAAAAGAGAAACTAGTTTCACTTGCAGAAGGAGTAGACTTTAAGACTGAAGAAGATTTCGCTGAGAAAGTTTCAGAAGTTAAGAATGCATACTTCCCTGTAGATGGTGAAAAACTAGTTGAAGATACAGTTGTTGAAGAAGGTACTGGTTTTATCTCTGAGGAATCAGACGAACCAAGACTTGCACCTGAAATCGCAACATATGCTAACGCATTATCTAAACTAAAACCATTAGGTTAATTTAAAGGAAAATAAAAATGTTTCAATCAGAAAACTTACAAGAAAAGTGGGCGCCAATTCTAGAGCACAGCGATTTACCAAAAATCGATGACAACTACAAGAAAGCGGTTACTGCAGTAATTCTTGAAAACCAAGAAAGGGCTCTTAAAGAAGATAGAGCAACTCTTGAAGAAGCTGCACCTTTAAATGCTACTGGGGCACCTATTTCTAACTGGGATCCGATTTTGATTTCATTAGTAAGACGTGCTATGCCAAATCTCGTTGCTTACGACATTTGTGGCGTTCAACCAATGACTGGCCCAACTGGATTGATTTTTGCTATGAAAGCAAGATATCATGACGATGTGGACGCTGTTAGAACTGCAGAATCAGAGGCGCTTCATAACGAAGCAAGAACTGGTTACTCAGGAACAAATCAAACAGACTCTACTTCAGTTGGAACAGACCATTCAGGCGACCCTTTCAACAGTTCTTATGCCTCACAAACTACAGGCGGAATGAATACAGCTAGTGCAGAAGCACTAGGTGACGCTTCCAACAATCAGTTTGCTGAAATGTCATTTACTATTGAGAAGGCTACTGTAACTGCCAAATCCAGAGCATTAAAAGCTGAATATACACTAGAACTTGCACAAGACCTTAAAGCAATTCATGGTCTTGACGCTGAGTCAGAACTCGCTAACATTCTATCATCTGAAATCCTTGCTGAAATCAACAGGGAAGTAATCAGAAGCGTAAACAACCAAGCAAAAACTGGTGCTCAAGGCACTGCTTCTGCTGGTACTTTCAACTTAGATGTTGACGCTAACGGTAGATGGTCAGTTGAGAAGTTCAAAGGTCTATTGTTCCAAATCGAAAGAGAATCAAACTTCATCGCTAAAGATACAAGAAGAGGAAAAGGTAACTTTATCCTTTGTTCATCTGATGTTGCTTCTGCTCTTTCAATGGCAGGTGTATTAGATTACACTCCTGCTTTATCAACAAACTTGTCTGTAGACGATACTGGTAATACTTTTGCTGGTGTTCTAAACGGAAGAGTTAAAGTCTATATCGACCCTTATGCAAGTGCCGATTACATGACTGTTGGTTACAGAGGTTCAAATCCTTATGACGCTGGTATGTTCTATTGCCCATACGTTCCATTACAAATGGTACGTGCTGTTGGTGAGAACACATTCCAACCAAAAATCGGATTTAAGACAAGATACGGTATGGTTTCAAACCCATTCGTTGACACAGGTAACGTTCAAGACCGTGACGGTCTTGCTAGTGCTGGTCTTAACCAATACTACAGAAAAATGGCTGTTTCTAACATCCTATAAATCTGAAGTAATTGATTTTAAAAGGTCTCTTCGGAGACCTTTTTTTTTACCTAAATATAAGTATGGAAAATAAATATTATAAAGATGTGAAGGTTTTGGAAGGCCCATGGGCAAAAGGAATCTTTGAAGACGGTGTTGAAAAAACACATCAAATACTCGCTAGACGAGTCGTGACGACATTCATATCAGATGGATATCTGTGTGAAGAAGAAAAGACTAGAACCTACAGAGATAATGGTGACTACCATGATACTACTGTTAACAAGAGGGTGATGAAGATAGATGATTGATATTAACAAATCAATATTAAACAAAAATAATTTTCGATTACTAATAGAGAAAGTTCCCACTGTTGAATACTATGTTCAGAGTGTTAGCATTCCTAGTTTATCGTTTGTTGAAGTAAGTGTACCAACAAGGATTGGTGTTAATGCTTTCTTCCCAGGCGATAAGGTTGAGTTTGGTAATCTAAGTGTATCATTTATTGTGGACGAAGATGTGTCTAACTATAAAGAGATATATGATTGGATGGATAGTATCATTCCTATATCAGACACAACAGACTTCAGTACACTAACTGGTACTGAGAGAACTAATCTAGGTCAATTGGCAGATATCAATGATGACCTTCAACAATACTCACAGATTACACTAGTCACTAACACTAACAAAAACATCCCTAACAGATTTTTTAAATTCTATGATGCATTCCCTATATCGTTGAGCGGTATAGACTTACAAAGTGGTTCAGATGCTGAACCTGCTATATGTACAGTAGAGTTTAGGTTTACACATTTCGATATAGAAACCACTAGTTAATATCACCTTTTCGTGATATAATATATACATTATGACTTTAGATGAATTAAAGGCCCAATGGGCATTAGATTGTGAAATTGATGATATTGAATTGGACAATGCATCTCTCGAAGTTCCAAAACTTCATGCTAAGTACCAAGACCAACTCACTAATAAATTACTAACACTCAAAAATTGGGAGTTCAAATATGATGAACTTCTCAAAGATAAGTGGTTGTGGTATAATGGTAAGATGGATTCAGATAGAATCAAAGAACTGGGATGGGCAGATGACCCATTCGATGGTCTTAAGATTATGAAAAGTGACATGCAATTCTTTTACAATTCAGACTCAGACCTCAGAGAAATTAAAGCTAAAATTGAATACTTAAAAATAACCATCAACTTCCTAAAAGATTGTATGCAAAATATCACTTGGAGACACCAAACGATTAAGAATACAATTGATTGGAGAAAATTTATGGCAGGTCAATAAGATGATATTACGAAACAATATGTGCATTATCGAAAATGCATTTACAGACGATGAAGTCGAACAGATAAAACGAGTTGCAAAAGGTCAAGAAGAAGTTACAGCAATGATTGGAGACCCTGGCTCTGGTGGTGCAGATGATGCTCAAGTACGTTCGGGGAAAGTTAAATGGTTTGTGAATCAAAATATGCAGAACTCAATTCCCGATGTGTATGATAAATTATTTAAACTTATAGAAGAAGCGAATGCAAGTTCTGAATGGAATCATAACATTGAATTTGTCGAGAATCTTCAATACACCATATACAATGCTCCCGCTAAGACCAAAAAGAAGAAAGGAGACTTTTACACTTGGCACACTGATAGCGGGCCAGAACCTTTACCAAATGGTAAGATACGTAAATTAAGTTTATCAGTTCAATTGTCAGACCCCGAAGAATATGAAGGTGGTAATTTCCAATGGTTAGAACCTACTGAACTATTAAACGGTATGGGGAAAGGTCTTGGGATGAGGTTGGATATGAATCATGCTGTTCGAACAGTACCATTCAGTGGTAAAGCAAAAGGGACATGTATCATATTCCCATCCTTTACATATCACCAAGTAACACCAGTAACACATGGAACACGTGAAGCTCTAGTGGGATGGTTTGCTGGCGACACATATGTCTAACATTGTAAGAGTAGAGAAATGTGATGAAGTATTTCTAAGAGTCCATTGTGATAAAGGACTTTCTAGAGACTTGTTTGAATTTTTCTCATTTACTGTACCCAATGCCAAATTTATGCCGTCATATAAGAATCGTATGTGGGACGGTAAGGTACGACTCTTCTCAATCAAAACAAACAAAATTTATATAGGATTACTTCCATACATCGATGAGTTCTGTAGAGAACGAGGATTTGAGTTTGAAGGTGTCCAAGATGTTATAGGTGGGAAAACTAGAATAACAGATGAAGATGTGGACTTCTTTATCAATGGAGACGATTTAATTCCAGGCTTGGGACTTCCGTTTGCACCAAGAGATTATCAAATAGATGCATTTAAATCTACAGTACAGTATGGTAGACAATTATTATTATCCCCTACTGCTAGTGGTAAGTCATTAATCATTTATATGTTATGCAGATGGTTTGAAGGAGAGGTGTCTCTACCCAATTGTAAGACTGTAATAATAGTTCCTACTACTTCTTTGGTTGAACAGATGACTAAAGATTTTCAAGAGTATGGATACAAAGAACCTATTTGTAAGATATACAGTGGACAAGAAGTATTTGATTCCTCTATAACAGTTACAACATGGCAGTCCTTTGCAAAAGCACCTAAAGAAGTATTACAATCATTTGATGTTGTGGTGGGGGATGAAGCACATTTATTTAAAGCACAAACACTCAAAGGTATCTTAGAGAAAATGAAAACTACTGCAATTCGTATCGGAACTACTGGTACACTTGATGGTAGTGAAGTTCATAGACTACAACTAGAAGGTTTGTTTGGGCCTGTCAAAAAGGTCATAACCACAAAAGATTTAATGGACGAAGGGACGATTGCAAATTTAAGTATAGAATGTGTCATACTTCGTCATACTAAACAGAAGAAAATGTCATACCAAGATGAGATGGATTATCTCGTAGGAAATGATAGTAGGAACGAATTTATATGCAATCTTGTCTATTCCCTTAAGGGAAACACCCTAGTACTGTTTCAATACGTAGAGAAACATGGGGTTGTCTTACACAATAAAATGATGAAACGCTTAGATGGTAAATTACATTATGTCTATGGCGGAACCGATACCAAGGATAGGGAGAACGTAAGAGAAATCGTTGAGAAAGCAAATGATAACGTCATACTGGCGTCATACGGTACCTTCTCAACTGGTGTCAATATTAAGAAGATTGATAATGTAGTCTTCGCATCTCCTTCCAAATCACGAATAAGAAACTTACAATCTATTGGTAGGGGTCTTAGAAAGGCTGATGGTAAAACTGAAATGCGATTGTTTGATATATCGGATGATTTACAATGTGAAAATCATACTCTCAATCACCTTAAGGAACGTATAAATATATACAACGAAGAGGGATTTGTATATCAAATGAGACAATTTAACATTACATGAAGGCAAAAGATTTGCACACACCACAACAATATGAAGTAGTTAAACTTAAAATTGGTACTGAACTAGTTGCAATGACTAGAGACCGTGCTGATAAATTGGAGTTAACACTACCTATGTGTTACACTCTCACTCCAGCAGGAGACGGAACAAGTAACACCACGTTCTATCCCTTTGCACCAACCAGTAAAAACACTAACATAGTTATCGATAAAGAAGATATCATGTACAGGGCAGAAGTTAGTGAACAATTCATTCCCATTTATGATAAAGCTTCATCGTCTTGGGCAACGATGTTAGAAGCACAATCTATTCCCATTTCTACAGGACAAGTTATTAAGTCCCCATCACTTCAGAGAATGCACGAACTACTCGAAGACTACATGGGTGATGGTGAACTTGATGAAGAATGGGACGATGATGTACTTGATTTTAGTGAAACCCCCAAGACAATTCATTGAGCAAAAAATAATACTAAATAGTCTGCGTATAAATCAGAGTTATATTTGATTATACAATATTTTAATATACAACAATTAGGAAAATACCATGACAACAGCAACATTGATTGCAAAGAGCATGGTGCGAAAAGCTAG